TTGGATGCAACAACATTGGTATCACGCAGCGGAGTGACATCAAAGAAGTTACCCCCAGAAGACTGTTGAATGTAGTACTTTAAGTGAGTACCCAACCCCATCAGGTTGTAGCTAGAGAGCGTCACCCAGTTCCAAAGCGCACGGCAGGTGCCCCAGAAAGACCCGGTCGTAGGAGCCAGAGATGTGCCGTTGTTGTAATACGTGCCGGTATCCGCTACCCAACCACCCAGCTTCTCGGGGTAGCCAGAACGAAAGCGCACCTTGTCCATCTCAAACCAAGTGCCCTCGTTGGCAAGCGTGGTTGATTCACGGTTGACCCCCGGTTTGAAGAGTAGTTTTTGCAACGGCATGATTTACCTTATGCGGTCATCGCCTCTTGCGCGTGCTGAATGTGCGCAATCCGGTCGTCCAACCCAATGGTACCGCCGTTAATCTTCTTTGTCATCCCAATGAAGTCTTTGGCATCAGCTTCCTTATTCAAGTTGCGCTTGTTCCAATACCACCCGGCGGTCATTGCAGCCCAGCGCGGAGCCAGAATCAGGTCTGGGGAGTGAATGAAGTCCTCCCGCAACGAGTCCGACGCAAGCATGTAGTTGTCTTTGCCGGTCAGTTGGATCAGACCGCGCCCGTGGTACAGCCAGCCATCCCCAGTCTCTTCGGTGCCGTTACCCATGCGCCCGCCGTAGACCTTGTTGGCAATCTTCTCCGGGTTGCGGGCGTACTGTTTGGCAATCTCCATTGTCGGGAACCTACTCGGCCAAGTCTTCATCAGCCCTTCTGCGGAGTAATTTAAACCCTCTTCTAGTCTGGTGAAGTTACCTGACTCATGGGCGCACTGCCCGATGAACGCAGCCTGCCGCGCCGGGGTGTTGATCTCGTAACGCCGGAAAACCTCTTCTAAAGGCTCAACCTAGTCAAGGTTGATTTTAAGTTTGGCAAGAGTGTTAGCGAGGCTCATCATTTGACTGCGGGTGCTTTAGAAAGAAGATCAGTCTTGGCTTGCGAACCAGCGCTAGAACCAAAATAGTACGCAATGATCCCGGTCCATGCGGTACCGAGGGAGCCCAGCATCATGGTCAGGACTGTGTTATCGGCGGTGCTGACTTTGCCAAACAGCATCCCGCCAAGGATGCCGAAGAACCCAAAAGTGACGATTGCAGCCAGCACGGGGGGCACGATGGAGCGGGTAGTGGCCTGCATCTCACGAGCGCTTTTACGGTCTTCCACTTCTAGTTTGGCAAAATTTAATCCAAGCTCTTGCGCTTGTTTTTGCAGTTCAAGCTCCGCCAGCTTTACCCCGGCAACTTGCTCAGGCGTCATTTTGTTGCTGGAGATCATGTCCTGCACTTGATCGGGTTCGACGCCAACAGCTTTTGATATAGCCGAGACTGCCATCCCTGCCAACGGCCCGCCAAGCGCCGAGGCAATAGTAGGTGCGAGTTGTTTTAGCCAGTCCATTACTGCTTGCTCCTTGATAACATAGTTGCTGCGATTTGCAAGAGAACCCGGTACGAATCTACATCCGGTGGTTCTTCTTTCCAACCTACCGTGATCTGACCAATAAATTTGCCCTGCTCTGGGGGCACACTAATTCGGCATCCATACGTGACGCCCTTCTGGATATACCACAATCCAATTTCAGACTGAGCGGTTTTGTACGCACCGCAGGGTATTTCGCTTGCCATCAACGCTACAACATCCCGGTTATTAGCTGCGTTGGGAGTGAACAAACCAACATCCAGCCCCTCGTGCGTCTTATCTCTGCCTTCCTTGGTGTAGGCCCGGTACAGGACTCGGGTGCCAAACATTGGGTTGACCTTGAATATAGCTACAACCGTAGCGTCGGTGTTTTTAAACAAATGCGCAGCTACATCTTCAACTCGGTCTTCAGCAATAGTCGGTAGCTTCTTCTGCTCTTTGTAAGCACCGATCAGAAAGGCTTGGTTTTGCCAGACAAAATATCCTGCAAACGTAAAAATTGCCATCAGCAAGATAGCAAACAATTTAAACGGAGAGTCAACGTAACCGAGGATTTTCTCGATCAGGCTGTTAGGGTTAACCTTCTCCTCGCTCACGAAACTGCCTGTTTAATGATGAATATCACAACCATACCAATGGTAACGATACAAATAGCACCACCAACAAACTGTGCCATCAGAAGCCTTTGGGCGGACACCTTTTTGCGTTCAATTTCTGCAACCCGCTCAGCCCGCTCTCGGGCTTGTTTAATCTTCATCCGCTCTTTGAGCATCATCTCCCAGAGTTCCGGATAGCCGCCGTAGACCAATTGATGCTTTAATTCTTCTTCAGATTCGCGCAGTTGGTTGGCCTGCATGACTATTTCCATAGCCCTTCCGGTATCTGATTTGCCGGATTTACCCGCATCGTTAGCAGCCTTTTGAACTGCATCACGCGCATCAAAGAACTTACCAAACTCACCGACAAGGCCGTTAATATCCTTGCCTAGCTTGATAGCCTTTTGAATGCCAAGCACCGCAGCTTGCGCGGCAGCAAATGCGGTTATAGGGTCCATGTTGCATTAGGTAGTATAGGCAATCACAACGTCTGTGTTCCCTGCGTTGTCGGTTGATCAGGCGAGGCCACAGGCGCGGGTTCTGGAGTTAGCTTAATCTGCTGGTCTGCTGGATCGTAGTACCACAAATCAGCCTGCACATCGTTGGCGCATGGTGTCCAAAACAAAGGAGGCGCAATTGGAAATTCGTTTTCACAAACCTCCGCAACACGCTCACCAATAACATCGCCCGTATTTGGGTCGATAACTTTTTCGTTAGGAGAAATTAGTGCGTTCATAGATTAAAACTCCACAATAACAATACCTGCGGAACCTGCGCCACCGCTTCTAGCTGCCGATGTCGAATCGCCACCAGTACCGCCGCTGCCTAAGTTAATTCCTGCAAGACCGTTACTATCTGAAACACTGCCTACAACTATTCCTCCGTAGATTGGCGCATAACCAACAACACCGCCGCCAATAGAAACGCGAAATCCAGATAAGTTAATGTCACCGCTAGACCCCGCGCCATTACTCCCAGAGGCTCCCTGTGCGTTAAACCCGTGAGCACCACCACCACCGCCTGTTGCGCTGCAATACGCTCCAAACGAAGAGGTTCCACCAGTGCCACCTGCGCCATTGGGGACTCCACCAGTACCGCCACTTCCTACGGTTACTGAAACCGTGCCACCGGAAGTCAACCCGGTAACATATTTAATGGATGCGCCACCACCACCGCCACTACCACCTGTACTTCCTCCACAAGTAGGTACGCGTGCACTACCGCCACCACCGCCGCCACCAATGACAGTAACTTTTACAGAAGTAATACCAGTTGGAACCGTGAAAGTGCCAGATGAAGTAAATACTTGGCCTTGAGGTCCAGAGAGAGCGGTGGGAAGGGATGCCCAGCTACTGTCGCCGCGTAGGTATGTTGAAGCACTAGGGGTCCCTGTCGCTGCAAGTCGCGCGACCGGCGCGGTGCCACTGGCTAAGTCAGACGCGTTTAACGTAGCGCCGGTGATTGACCCCCCAGTAATAGCCACGTTATTAGCGTTCTGGGTGGACATGGTCCCCAAACCACCTGTAGCTGCGGCAACAAAAGCTGTAGTGGCAATCGTTGTGTTGTTAGTGCCGGGGGCTTGCGTAGCTGCGGTAGGAGAAGCTGCGGTTAGGTTGCCGTTTAAATTCCCGGTGACGTTCCCTGTGACGTTACCAACCACATCACCAACTACGTTGCCCACCAACAAGGTATTCTGAAAGGCAAAGTTGGTCCCATCAGACCACACCGTCATGGTCTTGCCTGCGGCGATTGCCACCCCGGTACCCGCAGCAGTCGTGTTGCCGAGCACCGTCGAGTTGTAGAGCGTGGCCGTGTAAGCGCTGGCGTTGTAGATGACGTAGGTTTTCTCTGCGGGTGGGGCGTAAACGGCAAAGTTTGCACCAGTCGAGGTAGTCAGCGCAATCGTCATGTTCCGCGCTTCGTCCGCAGCACCGTTGTTGGCAGTAAAGGCTTGATTTGCGGAAGCTACGGCAACAGAGGTGTACCCTGTAATACCCGCCTCCATCAGCGTGCCGAGGTTGGTGTTGGTCGTGTTACCCCACGTACCGGCTTGATCGCCCGTCGTGATCAGTTCGATCCGCAGGCTGGAGGAATAGGTGCTCATTGCTGTTCCTTATTGGGAATTATTGATATTTTGCCAGCCGGGGGTCTGGCTGTCATCTATGCCCGTCCAGCCCGGCGTCTGTGTATCGGTGATGTTGACCCAGTTGGGGTTCTGGGTGCTGATGATTTTGATCCAGCCACCTACACCAAAGAATTCCGCCAAGAACACATTTTCCGCTACAGCCACATTAAATGCAGCAGTGACGGTGGGGATGTCGTTGGGATTTAAATTCTCTGCAATGCTGGCAAGGAAAACCGCTGTAATCGTCCGAGCGTCTGCCGCAGAGAAGTTTTCAACGATGCTGTCCGTGAAAACGCTGATGATGGTTGACAGATCAGCAA